TTCAGTCATGGAAGCTACTCCGAAAAATTGGCCCCGAAGGGCCACCGGGTGGAAGTTACGCGAGTTTGACGGACACAAACTCGTCCGCGTCTGCCAGCAGCATCAGCGGCGCGGACTGGATCATGGTGAATTCACGGGCCGGGTCACCGGTCTGCACCCAGTTTTTTGGATAGCGAGCAGAGGCGTTAATGCCCTCGCGCTGCGCGTCCACATCCTGGATACAGCCATAGGTCCGCAGACCGCGCGCCTGTGTGTTACCCAGTACCATGGTGTTATCCGGCAGGTAATTCTTCTGCACACCCCCTTCAACGTACTGACCGGCATACACGACAATTGCCACATCGCCATACATACCCTTGTAGGAAACCGCCTGACCGAGATCCTTGAGTGCGGTTTCCAGCTCAGAGTTAGAGCCGCGGCGGGTATCCAGCTTGTCTTTGACGGCCTTGAAGGAGCGGAACAGTGACCAGCCCTTTGGATCGAACACGATGATGTTGACCACGCCACTGGCATTCACCGCATACGTCTCGATGTCATCGGTCGGATCATAGGTTTCTTTGTCCCGGGCGGACCAGGCCGCAGCACCCGCCTGAACAATGTTGTTTCTGGCGCTGCGTTGCATATCCACCTCCACCGGCTCAAACGCCTCCCCGGTCATGGTATATTTACCGCTGAGCACGGCGGATACGGCCTGCATTTCTTCTACCTGTGCAATCGCCAGCTCTTCATCTTTCATGTTCTGCAGAATGATGCGGCGGCGGCGATAGGCAGGATCAGCCAGGTTCTGTGGATCTTCATCCGGCAGGCGACGCAGGGTCATCTGCGGGTTTACTTCATGCTTGGGCTTGACATAGCCAGGCGTAAATTCTGAGGTTGTGCCACCGCGGGAGCGGATGACCTTGCCGGAAATAACAGGCGAGACATAGAGTGCCATGTTCACCAGGCCCGGGATTTGCGACAGGTACACTTTTTCAGTGCTGAAGGGATAGCTTTCGCGGAAGAAGATGCGAAGGAAAAGCGGATCGAACTTAAATTTCTTCTGATTGACCGCCAGCAACTGGGCAGTAGTATAAATCGACATAGATTTTTCCCGTAAAAAAAGCCGCGCAGGCGGCTTTTATGGATGAATGTGAGTGATAAGAAAGGATTCAGATGATGCTGACGGCCGTGCCGGTGAACGCGTTACGTTTGATATGCTCATCGGTCACAGCTGAAGGCCAGAGAACATCTTCAATGCGGAATGAGCCGGATTTATAAAATGCCAGTTCCACGCTGCTCTGGTCTGCCGCTACGGCCAGAATACCGCATGCCGCGCCAGCGTGAGTACCGTCCCAGACCGTTAACTTGCCCGTAGCGGCATCCAGCATCAGTGGGGTCATTGCCGGGGTGGATGCTGTCAGTTCACCAAGTGCATATGCAGTATGTGCCGGATCACTGTTGCCCAGCGGCTGTTGATGGGTAAAAACTTCAGTCGTTGCCATAAGAGCCTCTTAAATAGGGGTGTTTAACAAATCTTCACCTGCTTCAGCAGATGCATTACCTGAGGACAACGCACCAGGTGCTGTTTCCATCAGGCGATCCAGTGCCGTATCGGAACGCGCCTGGGCACTTTGCGGTGCAGCGGCCAGAATGCGCTGTGCGCTTTCGACCGTCATACCCGGCGTTTCGGCCAGTGCACGCGCCTGTGACTCACGTCCTTTCGCCTCTTCGCAGTTCAGGATCCCCATAATTCGGCCATTTTCGGCACTCACCGCTGCGGCGACCCGGGCACTGACCTCTGCCGGTGAAGCAACAACTGCAGCAGCGGTTTCGACGGTATTTGTCTGTTCTGCTGACGCGGTGGCCTGAATTGCATCCGCAGCTGATGCGGTGGTTACTTTTTCCATATTTCCTCCAGGGGAGATTGTTTTTCGTTTGTTAAGTGACTCGCGCATCACGTTCAGCGCGTCAGTGTTATTGACCAGCTCTTCAGCCAGACCGGCATCCACCGATTCCTGACCGGAAAATACAGCCGCTTCGGTATCCAGCACGGCCTGCACGGACATGCCGGTATAAGCAGCAACCTTTTCGGCAAACATCCGGCGGGTGGCGTCAATCCGCGTCTGAAAATCATCGCGAACGTCTTTCGGTAGTTTTTCGTAAGGGTTGCCATCAACCTTGTGATCGCCGCTGTAAATCAGGGTCACCTCGACGCCCTGCGTTTTCAGGGCAGCCCCGTAGTTGCTGTGCGCCATCATCACGCCGATTGAGCCCGTACGCGCGGTCTGGGTGACCAGACGGCGGGAAGCGGCGCTGGCGATAAGCTGCCCGGCGCTGCAGTTCATATCGTTTGCCAGCGCCCAGACGGGCTTGATATCGCGCATCCGCGCAATAATGTCGGCGCAGTCGAATGCCCCGGACACCATCCCGCCAGGCGTATCCATATCGAGGAGAATGCCGTCGACGCCGGGATCGCTCATGGCCTGCTGCAGGCGGGCAATGATCCCGTTGTATCCCGTCATGCCGGAATAAGGCTGCAGCGACCGGGTTTTACTGACCAGCGTGCCGGAAACAGGCAGCACCGCGATGCCGTTCGTTATCTGGTAACTGCGCGCTGTCCGGGGTCCCATTTCCTCATCATCACCAAATAGCGCCAGCGGCTCGGCAATCTGCTCGGCACCGAGCGTTGCGCCCGACACCGTATCCGTCAGTCGGGTGATCCCCAGCTGACCTGCCAGTGCGCAAAAGAAAACCCGCGCATAGGCGGGTTCAAGCATCAGCGGCTCATTAAAGGCCATGCTGGCAATATGCGGGAGATTACGCAGCTCTGGCGTCATCTTTATCCTCCTCGTTTGATTTTTTCAGCCCGGATTCAAAAGCGGCTGCCGCCCAGGCCGGAGGTTTTAGGCCCGCACTCCGGCGCTCCATAGTTTCACGTACCTGCTGAGAAAATATTTCCTGATAGTCATCCCCGCGTTTGGCGCACTCCTTCTCATAGGTACTGAGACCGGCCTCGATCAGCATTACAGCCTCCTGCACCTCCTTCAGGCCATCAATAGCCATACGCCCCGAACCGATCCAGTTTGCGTTGCCCCATGAAGTTCTCGCTTCATGGAAGCTGAACCTGGCTTTGGATGGGAGCGTGACAATCCGGCGCGCAATCGCCTCTTCCAGCCAGCAGACAAACATCTGACAGGCCTGCCGGGCTGCGACGAACTTGCGGCGACCCATAAAGAACGCCCAGGATTCATTGGCGCTGGCGCGTGCGGTGGAGTAACTCATCTGGGAATAGTTACGCGAGAGCTGCTCGTATGACACCCCCAGCCCGGCGGCGATCTAGCGCAGCAGTGACTGTTCAAAGGTTGAATAACCGTTATCC